TTTTATAATTCTTTTAAGTTCTTTCCACATTGGCTCAAATGGAATAACACTATCCCATTTGCAAGCTGTAGTTCCATAAGGTGGATCAGTTAAAATTAAATCAATGCTTTTGTCTTTAAGTGTTGGCAATATATCTAGGCAATCATCATTGTATAAACTTAAAACTATTCTTTGAAGATCAGATAATGGCACTAAACTTCATTTCCCCAACTATCCCAACCATCTACTTTTTGTCTAGCAAACAATTCTATTCGTGGAAGATCGCCACATAGTTCTATAATTAAATTTCTAAATTGATCTGGTTTTTTAGAATGTTGCTCAATAGGAAAAATTTGTAATTGCCTAACTGCATTTGACTTGCGAGATATTTTACCTTTTGTTGCTAATACACATATTTCTGGATTTGCTCTAGTCCACCTACCTAAACCCATAAAAAAACTATCAGATATTTTATTTTTTTTTACCCAAACAAAAGCAGTTGATTTATATTCAAAACCCCAACTATTAATTACTTTCATAAATTGATTTAATTTAGGTAATGTTACCCACATAAACAAAATGCAATTATTATCTGCAATTTTTTTTACTGGTAAATTACAAATGTCTTGTAGTTTCATAGTTTTGTAGTGGTCTGTTGCACTACTGTTCATCATATTTCCAGTATATGACCAAGCTGGATCAGCATAAATAATGTTATATTTTTTATCTGGAAAAGGTATCACTCAATAGACCAAGCTAAAGGCTCATTATCTTCTGTAATTGGTGTTTCGGATTGGCCCAGCATTTGTTTGCCTAACCATATCTGCATGACCACATTACCCTTTTCTGCTGACTTCCATTGCAGTTGTCTAAGCCTTAACTTTTGTTCTGCTCTCCCTTTTGTTAAATATTCGGAATAACTTTTCCTAATAAGGCTTTCATCACAGCCAAAATAACCAGCTATTTCTATATTAGTACATCCATATTGTGCTAGTTTTTGTACCTGTTCTCCTTTGATGTCGTATTTTTTTGGTCGTGCCATAATATTCTCTTATAACCTAGAGTAAGGTTTTTTATTATTTTAAATATTTTTTAAGGAAATAGCAATAGAAATAGGCGGCTCTATTAAAGAGCCACCTGATATAAATTAATTTTTTTATTTTCTTTTCTCACACCTTTAGAAGCTAATCTTTTTTCTTTTTTGCTTCCACATCTGCCATGAGTATTGGCTTTTCTTTTACCAAGTTTTTTTAAATAATTATTTGTCATTTTTTAATCCTAAACCTCTTGTTAGAGGTCTAGGTGTAGTTCTTTTTAATAATCCACTTCTATTTCTTTTTAATATATTAGTTCTATTTCTTTTTAACATTTTTTTCTCCTTGTTAATCATATACATACTTTAATGTATTTATTGTGTAATAGTCAACAATAATCGTAATGTTAAATAATGGCTAAAAACAGCCATTTAATGAATAGTAATGCCTTCTCTTATAATTTCTTCCACATTTATTTTGTGATTTTTGGCTATATAATCATTAGCTTGTTGTTCTGTTTCAAATCCAGATACTTGAATAACAGCAGAATAACCACCCTGAACATCAGGTATGGTAAGAAAAAAACTTTTTAATTCAACTTTATCATTCATAAATTAATTCTACACACTAAAACCCATTTTTTCCATAGCTTCTTTTGTTATTTTTTTCTCTTTATATTTTTGCATAATATCACCATCAAAATCTTGTGGCAATCTACGACCTTTTTGCCAAAAAGATAAATTACGAAATGGATCACGAGGAACTATACCAAAGTTATAATCTTCTTTTGTTTGTTTTGTTATAAGTTCTTCTGTCCAGCCTTCGGCATTTAACCATGTACTAAAATGCGGCACAAATTGTTTATCTTCTACTGAATCACACTTTTCATTAAATTTGGCTATGAGGATTGTTGGCTCTACTTTGTTATGTATTTTTGTGTAGGCTTTTAATCCTTTTGCTTTCGTACCTCGTTTAATTTTGAGTTTATTCCATATCTCCTCAAAAGCATTATTTATTATTTTATTATTATTATTACTATGACTATAGTTAGCATTGCTTTCGCTATGCGAAGGCATTGCGATTTTACTCCATCTCTTTTCAGCAGATTCAGTAGCTTTATTAGATTTTTCTTGTACCCAATTCCATTCTTCTAATTGTGCTGGACAATAATAACCGCTTTCATCCATCTTAAAAAATCTTTCTAAAATATACTTTGTAGATTCTAAATTTGGATTTTTAATTATTCTATTAATCCTGTCTATATCATTAGGTAAATGTGCTTCATGTTTCCATGCATAACACAAAAATCTAAAATATTTACCGATTTCATCATCAGTTAAATCAACACAATCGGCAATAAATTTATCTGGACTTATGCCGAACTTCCACATCTTCAATTTTGTCATTTTTTTTCTCCAATTCTTTCGTAGCTGAATCTATACAATCTTGGTGATAACCTTTCCACCAATTTCTCGTTTCTCGTACAATTTTCATGTAACGATCAGCTAATTCCACTATTTTATACTCCCCAGATTTCATTTCTTTGTTCTAATAGTTCAGCACTATTCCAAGTCCAATCATCTAATTTAGGCGGACAAAATGACTTTAAATCATCTGCTATATTACAGGCATTAAAAACATTAGCACATTGAAATAAATTCATTTCTATTTCCTTAATATATTTTTCGTCAGGAACATAATCAAAAAAATCACATTTTTTCGGTGTACAAGTTAATAGCTTAACATTAACAGGCTTTTCAAAGTTTTCGTCAAAAGCCTTTTTATATACCGCCATTTGAAGCATATCATCATCTAAACATTCAAATTTTGCTTTAGTTTTTAAATCTACAATTAATATTTCATCTTCTTTTTCAAAAACAAAATCAGTAAATCCATAAAATGGAACACCCATTATAGAGGTATCTATGCGACCTTGAAATGATAAAAAACTATTTTTGTATGGTGATAACTTATCAAAACATTGCTCTACCATTGGTGCAATCATGTTGTATTGTTTATCGTCTGGTTCTTCTTCAAGAAATGAGGTTGCTGATTTAAAATAGTTTATTGCTGTATCAAAACATTCATCAGCATTTGCCTTTTTCGTAAACATTTGATGCAATCCAAATTCAACAGCATTACCTCGTTCCATTGCATGATTTGAGGTTGTAGGATAGCCATAAATGTATCGTAATACAAATTGTGCTGGATTATTCTTCCAAGTCTTGATTTTACTTGGAGAAAATGGAAGCATTGACTTATCCAATCCTTTATCAAATTTAGTAAATATTTCTTTATCTATCATAATAACTCTCCTTGTCTTTTATCTTTAGGTTTCCATTCAAAATAAAATAATCTATTCGGTTTGCCTGTAAATTTATCAGGAACAATACTTGTCTTAATAGGATTCATTAATTGTGATTTAGCCACAATCATAGAATCCCCCCTATAAATTAATTCTAAGTCCGTATTTTGACTTAATGCTTTATCAATATACCTACCTTGAACTGCTATTAGGTTATTAAACAGACTTGTTATTGTTTTCTGTATCATTTTTTTCTCCCAAAAAATCTCGCATAACTGCATTTAAAGTTTGTGCGGCACTTAAATTATCTATTCCGACCTTTGCCTGAACTTTAATTCGTGCTTTGTTATATAAGTCTTTATGTAATTCCAATGTGCTAAATCGCTTAATTGGATAACTTCTTTTTTCCTTTGACATTTTACATTCTCCTTTTCACTATTTTTTCTTGAAAGTGTTTTTTTTCACTATCTCTTTTAGTGTTTCTTTTTGTAAATTAATAATAGAACTATCTTCATGACAAGTTCTACAGAGAGGAATGAGATTTGAGATTTTATCTCTACGACCTTTTTTATCTCCACCCATTCCTCTACTTTCAATATGATGTACTTCGCACCACACATTTTTGTTACAGTACCAACACAGTTCAGCATAACTATCAGCTTCAGTATAGCCATAGTATTTCATAAACATTCGTAGGTACTTTTTCATTAAATGTCTGGTGATTGATTGTACGATTCATCTTTAAGTTCAATTTTAAAGTTTAAAGTACCATCATCATTCTTCCAGATTGCGGCTGAATAAACCCTCTCTGGATCAAGTGTTACTTTCTCTTTGATTTGAACTTTACTATTTTGATAAACAGGTTTTGAATCTCCTTCAACTTTGTTATCGTTCTTAAATAGCTTTATGTAAGTTTTGCTCATATATCTACTCCATTATTATTAACTATGTTTAAGTTTGTTTTCGGCTTATCCGAACTTGCGGCTAAATTGCCATCATCATCACTTGCCAAACCATATAAAGATTGTAGTCCATATCGTTTAGCATAAGTAATAGCTGATCCCATCTTCTGAGGATTGTCTTTGTCATTACTGTTAATTAAAACAGGAACAGTACAAACCAAAATTTCCTTATCAACAACATGATTTACTTTTGTTGTTACAAAAATATCTCTATGTATTTCTTGGTAGGTTACTTCAGTTCCATTTTCTTTTTTTACTCTATCAAGTATAATATTTTTATATTCTATTGATTGAGAAAAAGACAAACCAAATTCAGCACCATGATTAACAGCATTAATAACACTTGTTAAATCAGAATACTTGCTTCTAAAGTGCGGATTAACTGAATCTTTCAAAGCCTTAATATTTAAGTCTTGAAATTTTGTTAAAGCCTCTTTTAAAGTTTTACAACTTTTAATAGGTTTAACATCCACTACAGGTGGTAATTTATTTTCCATTTTTTCTCCTATTCGTTATTTAAAATAGAGTAACCTCTATTTTCCATACATTTTGATACCACTTTTTTCTCATGATATCCATAGCTAAAGCCACTCATTTGGCTTTGTGCTACAAACCTACATTCTGCTAAATCATCATAAAACTCTTTATTCTCACTACCAGAAGGATCATAAACAGGCATATATGACGAACAAGCAGACAACATTAACATTAAAATAATAATACTAATTTGTTTCATTAATTTCTCCTTGTTTTTTTATTTCGTCTTTTATTTCTTTAATCCATTTGCGTAAAACTTTATTAGGAACATACCTCATAGCATTTACATACATAAAAGTATCTTTACCAATTAAGTCTCCTTCTGCTTCTCCATTATAAACTTCATAAAACAAATCATTATTTACATCTTTAAGTTCTTTTAAAAGTTTTTCTTTAGACTCATTTTTTTTCATTTATTTCTCCTTTGTTCTTTTCTAAAGAAATTATTAATTGCTCTTTTCCATTTAGAATCAAATAGCTTCATTTGTATTGGCTCTAAATAAAAATCATATCCAGAATCTTGATAAATATTTACCCAAAGA